ATACTACATATGCGTCTGCAATGAAGGCTTATGGCACAAAAGAACAGAAAGCATTGCAAGCCGCTTATCGCAAAGCTGCTGTTGATACATATGCTGCACAATTAACTATTGATGCAAACAATAGCGCAAATGCTGCTTATGAGTCATCCCCCATTGATCCTGATGCTGTAGCTGGTGGTTTTAAGGGTTACACAGACAAGCTTCAGGAAGAACTTGATCCGCAGACATATAGTGCTGTGCTGCCTCGTGTAGCTGCTGAATGGCAAACAGCTATTGGCAAGGCTCGTGCTGGTCGCATCGATCAAGCAAGAAAAGACGCCATAGCAACCAATACTACTGCTCTTGATAGATATTACGATCAGCTTGGGGTTATTGCTACTGTAGGTGTTCCTAATGATGCAGAAGCCGCTGCTGGTACAGAACGCCGTGTAGTTGAGATTAACGATTCAATTAACAAATCATTTGACGCTCTTAGAACCAATGGTGTTGGAGATGCGGCTATTGCTGAGATACGCCGTAAAGGTGTGTCAAAGGTTTTACTTGCTGGTGCAAAAGCCAATGCTGAAAAGATATATCTAAGCCCCGGCGAAGGTGGCGGCATGATTGCTGCGCTTAAATTTGCACAAGAGATAGAGAATCAGCCTGATCTTTCTATGGGCGATATTGTTCTTAATGCTGATGAGCGTAAGGGTATTGCTGACTCTATGCGTTTGCGTATTACTAAGCTTGAGCAGATTACCAATGCCACTATCAAAGCTGGTGAAGATCAGCAAAAGTGGATGAAGGGTGAAGCAGAACTTGGCATTAAAACTGGCGTCATTACGTCAGAAAATGAAATCCTATCTATGCCTCTTAGTGCCGATCGTCTTAGCAGTTTGCTGACATCATTTCGCACTCAGCAAGCAAGTGAGGTAACGCAAAACACAAGATTAAGGAAAGAAAACGAAGAAAGATTTACTCGTCTTGTTGCAGAATCTGAAGATGTGACTCTGCCTAGAGAACAGCGTGAAGCTGCTGCTGCAAGAGCAGAGGCTATGGAATCTGATGTTTCCGCTACCAAGTGGGCATCATATGTAAAGGTTAGAAACAAGCGCATTGGTGATGCCATCAAAGAAGCTGGCGCAGCTTCCCTTACCGTTGTAGAACATCAGATGAGCGATGAAGGTGGTTATCAAATAACGCCTGATTTTATGCGTGATTATGTTGGAGCTTACTTGCGTGACCAAGGTTACATTGGTGAAGGCAAAAACATCACTGAGCGTGAATGGGGCAACAAGCTACGCACATACAAAGCTAACTTTGACAAGCGTCAGAAAGAAATTTCTGATTTACGCAAAGCCGTTTCAGATGCTCAAAACACTGGCGGCAATACGCTAACTCAGAAACAACAAGGATTACTGACTGAAGCTTATGGAAATGTTTTCCAAGCAGACAATGAAGGGCAAATATTATTTCACAAAGACCCACAAGTAAGAGAACAAAATTTCAATAATGCAGTAGCCTTCTCTCTGCAATATAAGTTTGTGCATCCAGAGATTGCCAAAGCTCTTAAGGGTTTTGATAGCGCAGCTGTTGATGAAGAAAACTTCAACGTAGCTTTGCAGATGTACAATAAATACTATCAGTCTTTTGCTATGGGTGTTAACAACGCTGGCACAAAGGGTCTTGGTGTAGGTGTTCTTAGAGCAGAGCAAATGCTGTCAGAAGCTGGTGTTGACACTGTATCTATGAATGTAGCAAGGATTCATGGCTTCAAAGGCTGGACAGCCATGAAGTCATCTTCAGAAAAGACGACATCTGGCAATCGTGTTCTTAGCAGCATTGAGTCAACCTTCGGTAGCTTTGATGAAGCTATTAGAGCCAATATGTCTAAAGCCATTGAATCGTCATCATTGCGTGAAAGCTTTATCAATAACTTCACTTGGATGGATAGCGACAGAAACCCAGAAGCACTTGCCGCATTAGATACTATTGAGTCATCTGTTCCGGGTGGTGATTTGTCCACTGCTGTTATAAGAGACCCAAGGGTTATGTCTTATATTCGGTCAGCTACATTGGGCAATATGGTAAGGCATAATCTTCCACAGACTGAGCAGGGTATACAGATTGCTATCAGAAAGGCTGTAACTGACGTTGCGTCTAATCTTGGTATTGATGTTGATGAAGATGGTCAGACATCTTTGACATTTAACCCTTGGTATGCACAGGCATCTGCAAGCCTTGGTGCTAACGCTGATGTTGTTGAAGGTGGTGTAAGGGGTGCTGTGTTTAGAGAAGTACGCCGCCTTATTACACGCCCAGACGTTGCATTGCCTGATAAGCTAAGAGATATTGTAAACAGCGGTGAGGGAACCATCACTCTTGTGCCAGAAGAAGTTTTTGGCAAAGAGCAGACATATTCTGCGTTCCTTTCATACGGTGATGAGAAGATGAAAGTTCTTGAGGGCTTTAGCTATGACTTCAAGCGTTCTATGGATTATCCAGTTATGAAGCTTGCTGTTGAGCGTGTTAAGAACAGCACTGTTAAACGCTTCTTTAGCCAGCTAAGCGTATTGACGCCATCAATGGTAGAAAAAGCGCATACAGATATAATTAAAGACCTTGAAAATAAATCTGACCTTTTTACAATTTTTAACGATAGCAAAATTGATGAATCAAACTTTGCAGGCGTTCTTGAGATTATGCAGGATACCCTGCGTAATATTAAACCTGTTGTTGGCGTGTTTAATCAAACTGCTGCCGATGCTATAGATACAAGACAGTTTGATAAAGGCGATGTAGCTATTATCAGAACTTGGCTTGCTGGTGGTTTTGAAAGCGAAGAAGCCTTTAATCAAGCCATAAAGGAATATTATAAGTAATGAGCAACATTGATTGGGCATTTATACATGAATTGGAGGGAACACGCCTTAAAGGTTATGTTCCTGATCCAGATGGATCAGAATCTGGTGTTACTATTGCCAGTGGATTTGATTTAGGTGCTAGAAACCTATCTGATCTTGCAGGCTTGCCTCAAGATATTATTGAATTGCTAACGCCTTATCTTGGTATTAAGGGCGCACAGGCTGAAGAAATTGCTGGTGATCTTAAAGTCAGTGATGAGCAAGCTAAAATTATTGATGAGTTTTCTAAAGAAGATGCTGTAAACAAGCTTCGCTCTAAATGGCAAGCTGCTACTGGTGAGTCGTTTGATGATTTGCCAATGAACCAAGCTACTGTAGTTGCTTCTGTTGCGTTTCAATATGGTGATTTGGCTAGTAAGACTCCAAATTTCTGGCGTCAAGTTACATCTGGTGATTGGGATGGTGCTGTAAAAAATCTAAACAACTTTAAGGATAAGTATCCTACTCGTAGGAAAAAGGAAGCCGATTACTTTCAAAAAAAAAGACTTGAGGATACATTAGCTGTGACAGCACCGGCAGATTCTCCATTGCGTGAGATGACAAATGAAGAACTGGTAGCTCAAGCACAGCAAAAGATTGCGGCTGCAAGAGGTGAGGAAATCCCCACCACTGTTGAGCCAGCTTTGCCAGCTGAAGAACGCAGAGAGACTGTCAGCCCATATAGCAATATTGAAGTGCCAAATTGGTTTATGGGTAAGCAACCTACCACTGACTATCCTATTGAGCCTGACCAAATTGTTCCTAGCGTTGGCGTTCAGCCTTCTATTGTTCCAGAACAAACATACGATCCAGATGCAAAGCCAATGGACCCTATGGATATGATCCGTAGGGACATTAGCGAAGCTGGTCCTATTGCCAAGACACTATCTGAAAATGATTTTCAAGGTGCAAACCCACTGTACTTTAACGAGTACTCAGGACAGATTTGGTCAGCTGCTTTTAATTAGTTAAACCCAGTCAAGGCCTTGTCTGACTATGTTAACGATTTGATGGTAGATCATGTAGATGAAGATGGGTATGACATTGCCGCCGATCCAAGAGCAAAAGAAAACCCAGAGCTTTTGTGGAGAGGGCTTAATTCTGGCAGCTATGGTGAGACAACCGAAATTATAGATCGTCTGCAAGAAGAACGCATGAATTTAGAGGTTCTTGCTTCATCTGATTCTGCTGCTGCTGAATTAACAGCTACTTTAGCTACTCCATCAACGATTGCGCCTATGGCTCCATTGAAGTACATGAGCACAGCTTCAAGGACTCAGCGTTTTCTTGGTGGTGCTGGTTTGTCTTTTGCTACAGTTTTGCCAGAGCAAATGGTTTTGCAAGCAGCCAGAGAAGATAAAACGCTTGCTGAAACAGCAGTTGCTCTTGGCCTTGTTACTGTTATTGGCGGCACAGCTAATACAGTTTTTGGGCGTCAAGTTGCTGCAAGTAAAGCGGCATCACGAGCTAGGAAAGATGCTGCTTGGGAAGCCAAAGAAACTGAAGGTGTGTACGAATCAGCCGGTGCAGCAGCTAATCCTACAAGAGCTAGAGAGACAGCTTACGCAACTATGGAGCGTGATGCTGCTAAAGAGACTGGCGTTAAACTAGAAAAGCTTGGGTGGAATCCTGTGTTTCGTATGCTCAAAAGCAAGAACCCTATTGTTAGAGGTCTTGCTGCTGAGATGGTTGACATGGGCGGTGTAGCAACAAAGCGCATTGATGAAGAACTGCCAATGGCGCAATCAGTAGAAACGACATTTAGAACTCGTTATCTATCTGAATTGCTTGAAGCTATGCGTAAGTCTGACGAAGCGTATCTTAACTATCGCGGTAAGGTAGCCAGTGACAGTGACATTGTTCGCTCATTTCAGATACTTGGCTCACAGATTAAAGATAGGTTCAGGACAGGTGCAGAGTATTTGTCAGAAGTTGACTTCCGCATCCGTATTGGCAAGGCAATGCGCCGTGGTGATGTAGATGAAGTAGGTGATGCAGCCTCACCATTTGTGACGGAAGCAGCAGCCGCAGCTAGAAAGCAGCTTAATGCTATTAAGAAAGAAGCTGAGGACGTTAAGCTGTTTGAAGCTGAAATACAGAAGGCATTGTCAGTTGCTCGTGCATCTGGCGATACAGAAGCTGTAGCAAGGCTGACTCAGCATCTCAACAATGTTAGGTCCCAAGGTGTGTCTGTAAATACAGTCTTGTAATATGTTCCTCGTATCTATCGCATTGACAAGATAATGAAAGATCCTCAGCGGTTTGTGTCTATTGTTCGTGCTTGGGCTATTGAGACTAAAGGCATGAGCAGACAAGAAGCGCAACGCTATGCTGATGAAGTCATGGATTCAGTGACTCGCTCAAGACCCTATCTTGGCTTAGAGGGCGATGATCTTGACCAGTTGATTACACCAGCAAGCGTTAAGATGCGTACATTTGAAATACCTGATGAACTTATAGAGGAGTTCCTTGAGAGCGACATTGAAGTGCTGCTGCGTCATCATACACGCACAATGGGCATGGATATTGAGATTGCCAGACGTTTTGGCAGCATTGATATGAAGTCAGTGATTGATGATGTGATAGCTGAGTATAATAAACTTATTGATGAAGCTCCTTTAGAAGCGCAAGAAGCTTTTGAAGGTTTATCTGGATCAGTTAAATCCTTTAGAAATATTTTAGATCAGACTGGTTTTGAAAATCATTTTTCTACTGGTGTTCAAGCAGATGTTAAAATGTATAGAGGATCTGGCGGTGGTGGCAAAGTTTCTTTTGCAGAAAATGCTTTTGGAGAAGGAACTTATTTAGCCAGAACAAAAACTACAGCAAAACTTTTTGGAAAGGAAGTTAAAGAAGTTTCAGTAAGACTTAAAAACCCTATTGTGTTTAAGTCAGATAATGATCTGTTGGCTTACTACA